TTAATAACTTAATACGCCGCTGTCAAGCAAACCGTATATGGATGAGTCTAATATAAAGCCGTCAATAATCGGCTCTAAAGTGGTAAGTGTTGTTTTCCAGCTATTAGGCGTAATGCTCATAGCTACGCCAAACACCTGCAAAGTCTTAGTAAGCGTTGAGCCCCCAGGCTGGTTAGTTGTAATAGTTACAGGGTCAAAATAATCCAGGTCTAGCGCGGCAATAATGCCCGTATTGTAATTATCGGTATAGAGGTCTAACTGAATCGCATCGCATCTAATACTTGTTTCAGCTCTAGATGCCACGTATGCCTGAGCGTAATCCAGGGCTACGGCATCGGTCTGCATTAGTAGGTTTTGCTGGTTGTAACTATGGATAAAGTACTTGTCTATGCTGGACTGATTTATAGCCGTTTGGGCTGTGCCACCTGTGCGGGTAATGCTGGCAGAATTGTAAACAAGGGTATCGTCAAGGCGCCACACCGCGTTAAAGTAGCTAATATCTGTGCCATCATCGTTAAATACTGTAGGTGTAGCCCCTGTACTGCCAGCTGTAACAGCTCTATCTTGAAAAACAAACGAGCCAGCCGCATCTACATAAAGAGCGCCATACTCGCTAGTCTCCACGGTTTGCATAGCTGCAAGGCTTGTACGAGCTGTGCCTGGGTCTGCCTGCATAGTAGTTAAGCCTGCATCCACATCGCGCATAGTAAGCGGCCAGTCAATAGCATCTAGTAAGTTATTTATTCTTGCACCGCTAAGCTGCCCCGCTGAGGTGCCGGCTACTGTACTAATCTGAGCATTTTGCGCGAGTCTAAAAGCATCTACAGCTGTGATAGTGGTATAAACCACATCATTAGCATTTTTAGGTGTAGTGGTTGTATAGCTAGTAATAAAGCCAGCAAAAATAGGGTAAGTAGTTGCCCCGTATGTAGCTGTAATTTGTACTTTACGCATAGGCGTTAATAAGTTGTAATACGGGCTAGCTGGGTTTTGTGGGTTAAAATCGCCGTTTTGGTCAACGATACGCATAGTAAGAGTGCCAGTTTGGAATTGGTCAGCCTGAGGATTACGCCCGCGCTTTGTCTCAATACTATCTACTACGTTAGATACGTCCACAATAACGCTAGCTGCATCTGCCAAAATATTTGTGCCTAATATGCCACTATCTAAAATCATAGCCTGAGCAAAGCTAGGGCCAGTACTAAAGTTAATAACTGCGTGAATTACGGGTACGGTCATATCGCCCCAGCAAAGTTAAGGTTATTGCCAAACCTATTGTTTTCTTGTACTGCCGTTTGTACTACTTCAATAAGCCCGCTCGTTTTATCTACAATTTCTACGGTTACGGTTGAGCCTGAGCCATAGCCTGCGCCTCTGTTCATATCGGCGCTATAGCCGCCAAAATCTCCTAATTTTCTCTGAAACTCAATAAGTGATAAATAAGCCGCGTAGTTTTCTTGCTCTTGTAATATAGCAAAAGCAGTAGCTCGCTCAGTAGCGGCATCGGCATACTCTATAACTGCATCTATAGAGGTATTAGGGTCAAAAACTACAGGTGCTACATAATCGCCTTCAGGGATGCCTGATTTTGCTCTAGTGCTAGGAGTTGCGCCAGCCTGTGCCAAAAGCCTAAGCATCTCGCGTATCTTGTCTAAAGCCATATTAAGGTTTTCTTGGTCTATAAGCTCTTTAGGTTTGAGACTATCCAAAACTGTCTTAATACCTAACAAGGTAAAGTTTTGGCTTTGCAAGGTACCTAAGATTTTTAAGTCCTCATTAAGTTGTTTGGTAGCGCGTTCAATACGAGCTACATCTTTAGAGGCTATCGCATCTTCAAGCTCATTTATAGATTGCTTAACCTTCAGGCGCTGTATATCGTTGGCAATAGATAGTACTTGAGCAGCGCTCTCAGCTTTGCCTAAAGCCTCAGCCTGGCCAATTAGAGCTGCGTTAATTTGGATTTTATCCATATCAAAAACGTCTGCACCCTTACCTAAAGCTAACTGGCCTGCAGCTATTGCCTTGTCTAATTTAGCCTGCTCTTTCTTGGCTTTTGTAGTTGCTAAGGCTGCCGCAGCTTGAGTTTTAGCTAGCTTGGCTAGCTCTTTATTACGCTTGATTGCCTCAAGCTCTGCTTTCTTTCTAGCTGCCGCATCTGATACGCCGGTAGCTTGATTAGCTAAAGTCATAGGCTGGCTAAAAGGTTGTGGCCCCTTAATTTCTTTTAGTAATTCAGCTGCTCGTTGTGGGCTAAATCTGCCTAATACGTTGCCAACTGCACCAAAAGCGCCTTTAACTATGCCTGCCCCTGGGATAGTTGCTATCTGCTCTTTAAGGTAAATAATGCTGTCAATAAAATTAGCCAGGGATGCCGCAGCGTTGTTTATATCTTCCCCAACTTCGGCTATGCCGTTGCTGCCACCTAAAGAGTCAATAGCATCAACTAGGCTCTTACCAATAATTTCTTTAGCTTGGTTTGCAGATTCACTCAATATAGTTAATTGGCCAGTATATGTAGCAGCCGCTGCCGTTGCTGCACCTGCAAAATTATTATTTAACTTAGTCTGCAACTCATTAAAACTCATAGCAGCTAACTCAGCTGTAGTCAGCCCTGTATTGTATTTCTTAAGAGCTTTAGTATTACCTAAATATGCTAGAGATAAATCCTGAGCAACTTGGGTAACATCGGCACCTGTGCCAGCGGCTACGTCTAAAGCCGTGTTAAAAATCTCTATAGATTTAGCAGTTGAGCCTGTGGCTGTTAACAAAGCTTGCAAGGCTGGCGTGGCTTGTCCGCCAGTTACTCCATAAAGTCTGCCTATTTTGTTTATGTATTGGTCTATGTTTTGTTGGTCAAAAGCCAACCCTAGATTTTTTACAGTATTGGCTAATATTGCAGCTTCTTTTTGGGCACCGGTAAAGGAGTTAACAGCTGACTTACCAAAAGATACAAAAGCTGCAGCGCTAAGGCTTACACCTAATACGCGGCCTAGACTCTTTACGCTACCCGTAAGTTTTTTGGTAGCTTTGTCAGCATCTATAAAAGCCTTTTTACCTAAGAATTGGCTGGCTATATTTACTACTAAATCGGTAGCCATTAGGCAGCTCTCCTTGTATGCTCATAAAACATTTTTGAGGCATTTTCTAACGCCTTAATAACGGCTGCATTAGCTCGCCCGTTATCCTCAGCCCAGGCTCTAAAGATTAAGCGGCCAGTTTGCTTGCGCCCTGGGCTACCTACTAAACCCTTAGGGCGGGCGTTTACTAGCTGGCCAGTACTGTTTAGGTTATCTATAAACTGTTTGCCAGCGTTAGGGTTAAGTGAATTGTTGTAACCTTTACGCTGAGAGTTATCCTTTTCTTGATAATACCTGATAGTAAAATCTCCTGGGCCGTCTCCTGTGCGATAAACAACACTTGCAGGTTTATAGTTTGGTTGACCCTGTGCATTTTTACGGCCTGCTGTCTCATAGATTGCACCGCCTGCAGACTTGTTAATAATGCGAGCTAAAGCTACAAAGCCGTTTTTATTAGGCTTAGATGGTGAGGTTGAATAAGTAATGCCAGCCTTAGCTTGCATAGAGTTAAACTTAGGAAATGGACGATAAGCCAGGTTTTCTGCACCGGCTAGGTTTTTAGACCAGCCGGATAAGACTTGCCCGTCATTAGGAACGTAACCTCTAGCTACTGTAGTAACAGTTTTTAGAGCTGCCGCCATCTGTGACTGAGTTTCTTTAGATAAGTCAGGAGCAAAACGCTTAAGGGCTACGCGGAGCTGTACGGCCCCTTCTAGCTCTACTGGCATTTTGTTGCTCCTTAGCTCTATCGTTTATAACCTTTAACATATTCTTGAACATATACGTATCCAGGTCTAGTAAATACTGGGGCGCGATACCCGTTTCTACGGCTAGCTGTGCAACCAGGTAACCAAAACTACCGCGCCCCACTATTGCGAAGGGTCATCGTCCAACACCTCAACCTTAGCTAAGGTGTCTAAAAACAACGCTCCAAAAACAGGTACTTCAACGCCCGCTGACCTAAGGCACTCGTGTGCTAGCCAGTAAACATCGCTCTGCTTTTCATCATCTCTAAAGGCTTTATGAAAACCTTTTTTAGCATATAACTCAAAGGCCCACTCGATTTTTGGCGTTATCGGATGCTCCGATACTGTGCCGTCAGCCCTTGTTATCTTAAGTTTTGCCATTGTGTTAGCCCCTTTTCTTTATTGTTATGGTGTGGTTGTAATTACGATTGGTGAGTTACAGGTAAAGGTAAGGCTCTGCATACTTTCTTCAGAAACAGCGCCGTTAATATCGGTAGTGTTGTTTACCAAAACCGTAGTGCTATAGAGAGGGTTAGTTGTTGATACTACTGCGCTAGTTTGCTTTAGTGTTAGTGGCACAGTTGTACCCCAGGCAGCTTGCAAAGTTGCACGTACTGAACCAGCCCCGGAAGCTAAATCATCGTTTAGAAAATCTAAAGTGATTGTGCTTGCTTCTAGGCCCTTAACAAACTTGTGTGCAGTATCGCCCATAGCTGTAACTTCTAGCTCGTCAAAGGTTCTAGAGATGCTTGCGCTTGTTACGTGGTCTGATAGGACTACTGAGTTGAGAGTAGCCACTACGCCGTTTGATAAGAAAATTGCCATTAGGGCTATTCCTCTACTTTCTGTGTTGTTGTTTCTTTTGGTTGGGTTTCTTTAATCTCTTTTGGCACATCTTGGCCAATTTTGATTAAAAATGCTTTTTCTTCATCTGTAAGTGCCATTTTAGCTCCAGCTCGTTAGTACGGATATTTGTAAATCTGCAGTCAATAAATCGCCGCTGGCCACACTTAAAACGCTTGGTGCAGATACAGCGGTAACATTAAATACGATTGCACTTGCAGCTAGTTTAGCAAACACAGCTACAATAGTGTCCTCTATGCCTTGTAAGTTGCCTTCATTAGAAAACATTGGCACGGTCATAATAATTTTTAGGTTTGCCATAGGCGAAATGCTGGCATAAGAGTTATTGCTAGGGCT